GCTGGCCCGGCTGGCGCTCAAGGAGTACAGGGTATTCAGGGCGCAACTGGTCCGATTGGGCCGCAGGGGCCATCCGGAGCGGAAGGTGCCGCTGGCGCCCCTGGTATGCCAGTGATTGTCCTTGCGAGTGTACCGCCACCTGACGGCACTGGAACGCAAGGTGCGGAGGCGTGGCACGCCCAGACGGGGAATGTGTATCTGAAGGGTTCTGCTACTTGGGGCCTGGTTGCCCACTTTGGGTTGCCCAACCCCACGCTAACTGCCGCCACGGCAACAACCAACACCACCTGGAACATTAGCGGCGTCTTTCCGGCCTGGACGCTTAACGTCCCTTTCTAGACAGCGGGCCCCCGCCCCCGTCTGGGGCTCGCTATTTCAGTCCGAACGGGAGTGAGAGCAACAGCGGAACATCGGCAGACTTCCCATGGCCGCTGTCCAAGCTGTCCGATCTGCCGGCCGGCTCAACGGCGCTCATGGACAGCGATCATATCTTCTGGAATGCCGGCCTCCCGACGCTCGTTGCGGGGCTGCATCTTGGCAAGTATGGCTCCCAGTCTCGCGCGCAATTCATGGGCTCGCCGAATTTGAAGGCGCAACCATGGACGAATGAAGGCGGGGGCATCTGGTCCACCCCAGTTGAGCACGCATTCGGCACTACGACCGGACAGGGAAAACTGACCACGACCGCCGAGCGCTGGACTGTTACCACATGGTCACAGCCCGGCAAGATTAAGACCTCATTGGCGGCACTAGCCGTGGACGGCGATCACTTCCATGCGGACGGCGCCGGCACGCCGAAGCTCTATGTCATGAGTACTGGCGGTAATCCCGGCACTCGCGCTGACTGGCCACGCATTATCTACACACGCGTCAACCGTGCGCTTAGCTTGATTGGCCTAACCGGAGTGACCATCGAAGATCTGGACTTTCAGGGCTACCGCTCAAGCGATGCGGCAATCCCCATAGTGGACAGCCACAACACGCTGCTACGGAACGTCTGGCTTGAGGGCTGTTTCAGCAAGGGCCTCTATACCCAGATGTCGAAGATAGCCGGCACAGACCAGGCACCGAACATTCCAATGACGGTTCGCCTGGAAGATTGTCGCGGCAACCACGCCGGGCGCGGTGGCATCTCTGGCGAGCACTTGCTGATGAACGGTAGTTCCGGCGGCGCCCACCAAGTTCGCCAGCTTGAAATCATCGGTGGTGAGTACGGGCCATATGCGGGTGAGGATGTTCTGACGTGCAACGGCAAGACGGCGGTGGATGGCGTCGGCGTGGCCGACTATTCACACACGCTGCTTGATGGCGTGAAAATGTGGCAGGGCCAGGGCGCTGGCGTCGTCGAGAATCCCTTCGATGGCAAGGGCGGCAATCTGACTATCCGCAACGGGTGGTTCTCCGGCGCGGGGCAGGGCGCCGGGACGCAGGCTATCACGCTGCATGTCTTCATGCTGAATGTGCTGATCGAGAACACCTATATAGAGGGTCGGTTCCGGTCTGCCCTGCATTGCGGCAACAACAGCAGTCCCGGCAACCCCGACATGAACTACACGGTACGCAATAACACTATCGAGCAGAACGCCACCACGGCGACCACTCTAGAGATTGATCAGGACTGCATTCCCGGCCGAGTGCTGGCCGAAGGGAATACGATCAAGGGCCGCTTGGACACCTCAGCCAACGCCGGTTACTGCGTCCATGTCGCCAGCAACAACCAGATCGTGCGCGACAACGATCTCGTCAAGCGTAATGCGGCTGCCCACCTCGGCATTGATGCGGGCGTGACCGGCACCAATACCGGCCCGCCAGACAATAGGATGACGTAGATGGCTATCTCTTTCGTCGGTTCGGCGCAGGGCGATAATAGCGCGACGTTGCCGGCGTTCAATGCCGGCGACATTGCTATTGTGTCCGCCTATCGCGACGGCAGCACAACCGCGCCATCTCTGCCGGCTGGTTGGATAGACTGGCCGACTGGCGCGGACGGCAGCACGAACGCACGCGGAACAGTCACGAACTCGTTTCGCATTGGCTACCGCATCCTGGTGGGTGGCGACACGACGACCGGGACGTGGACGAATGCCAACAGCGTCACCGTGGGTGTGTATCGCGGGCAGCATTCATCGACGCCTGCCGGCGATATGGCCAATATCATCAACGCGGGCACTGCTTACGACTACGGCGCCCTCACGATGGACGTGTCGGACGGCACGTCATGGGTCATCGCCACCAGCGGCTCGCGTGATCCGGCCGCTGCTATCGGCACTCCGACAGGCTTTACCAACCGCGAGAATGACGTAAACGCCACCGAGCGCGCTGCCTTCCATGACAGCAATGGCGGACTTAGCGCGTATGCCGGAGAAAGCATACCCACGGGCGTTGCCAGCACCGGCCGCCTTGCCAATGTCATTGAGTTGGTGGCCGCGGCTGCGCCGAGTGGCGGGACAGTCAAGGGCCTGCTTCTTAGAGGCGTAGGCGCCTGATGGCCAATAACACCACCCTTAACGCCGGGACTGGCGGCGACACTCTCGCCACCGAGGATATTGCCGGGATTAAATACCAGCGCGTCAAGCTGATCGACCCCACGGCGGCAAGCACGACGCCAATTGGTACGTCAGCCAATCCGATCCGCACCGATCCTACGGGCTCAACGACGCAGCCCGTCAGCGGCACTGTCACGGCAACAGGGCCACTGACAGACACCCAGCTTCGCGCCACCCCGGTTCCTGTAAGCGGCACAGTCACAGTAACGACGGGGACCGCAGCCAGTGATCTAGGCAAGGCAGAAGACGCCGCGCACACGTCAGGCGATGTCGGCGTGTTCATCCTTGGGGTGCGCAACGACAACAACACGACCTACGGCGCCGACAACGATTACACCCCGATTGCCGTCAGTGCATCTGGCGCAATCAAGATGGGTGGGCAGGTTGCCCATGATGGCGTGGCCGCGGGCAACCCCGTTCTTATTGGTGGGTTTGCCTCTGCCGCAGCTCCCGCGGGTGTGTCTGCTGATGCCGATATTGTACGGTCCTGGTATCTGCGCAATGGTGCGGCTGCGACCGTTATAACGGCGGCCGGCGCGCTAATCGGCGGTGATGCCGCGAACGGCCTTGATGTAGATGTCACGCGCCTGCCGTCCTTGCCCGCCGGCACCAATATGATTGGCGATGTCGCCCTTGTCCCCCAGACTACTGGCGGCCTGACGATGAGCCACACAGTTTCGGCCGCATCAACCAACGCCACCAGCCTGAAGGCATCGGCTGGACAGGTCTATGCAATCCAGGCGTTCAACCTGAATGCAGCGGCGCGGTATCTGAAGCTCTACAATAAGGCCTCGGCCCCGACTGTCGGGTCTGACACACCCGTCAAGGTTCTCATGATCCCTGGCGGCTCAACTGCCGGCGCGGGCGTTGTTGTGGGCGATTGGTCTGCCGGTCTCGCGTTCGGAACGGGCATTGCCTGGGCGCTGACTACCGGACTCACTGACGCCGATACAGGAGCGGTAGCGGCCAGCGAAATACTGGTTGAGATCGACTACGCCTAGCCATGTTGATGTGGCTGATGAACCTCGGCTTTGCCGGGGGCGGCGCAGTTGCTCCCGTAGTCGAGCAACCAACGGGCGGTTGGGAAGAGCGCGGCAGACGGGGATACCCGCGCACGGTCTACCTGCCGAACGGCAGCGCGGTTCATCCAAAGAGCAAGGCCGATTACCGGGCCATCGTGGCGCGGGCGCTTGGTGACGAGCCGGGGCCGGTTGTTAGGCCCGCTCAGATTGCCGATGAGCCAGAGCAGGACTGGTCATTGCTGACTAGCCTCCTCGCAGAGATCGAGCGCATGCGGAACGATGCCGCCACGCTGCGCTGGCACACCGTGCAGATGGCGATACAGAGACAACGAGCCATTGATGATGACGTCGTAGCGGCGATCCTCATGATGGCTGTGTAGGAGAGGCGAATGGCTGATTATACTGACGTTCCCGCGGCTTTGCCCGCGGTCGATTGGTTCGCAATCACCCCGAGCGATACCGCGGATATGGCGAGGACGCCCCGAGCAATCTATGTGGGCGGCGCCGGCAACGTGGCCGTCCGCAGTCGCGAGGGTAACGACGTGACGTTTACGGCTCCGCCCGTCGGAACCGTGCTGCACATCGCCCCAGTCCGTGTTCTTGTAACCGGAACATCGGCCACTCTGTTAATCGGCCTGATCTAACTCACCACGCTGAGCCGCGAGCGTATCGCGGCGCTTCAATCCATCGAGAGATGCAATGACCGACGACACCCTAGCGTCGCCGGGGCCGACGGATTCCGCCCCGCTCCAGCCCGCACCAGACACCGTAGACACGGGCGCTACCGATCAACCCGGTGACCAGACCACCGCGGAAACCCCCGAGCAGACCGAAGACGGCCCAGATAAGGACCGTAACAAGAATGCCGCGCGGAGTTACCAGAAGCGCTTGGATGAACTCACGCGCCTACGGCGTGACGCAGAGCGCGACCGAGAGTATTGGCGGGAAATCGCCTTGCGGAGCGGGCAACAGCAGCCCACTCAGCCGGCCCAACCTGCCCAGCCCTCGCTTTCACCGCCTCAACAGAAGGACTTCCAGACCTACGAAGAGTACATCGACGCCCGCGCCGACTGGAAAGCGCGGACGACGATAGCTGCGGCACAGGAGGCCCATAAGCGGCAATCCTACCAGTTGCAGCAGGAAGCGTTTCAAGCCGATCTCGTCAGTCGTCGGAACCAAGCCCTCGAAACCGCGAGGACGAAGTACCCCGACTATCACGACGTGATCGACTCATCCGACGCCCCGATTACACCGGCCATGGACATGGCAATGGTGGAAAGCGGGATGGCGGGGGACGTGGCGTATTTCTTCGGGAAGAATTCTCAAGAGGCGCATCGCATCGCTCAGCTCACCACGGCGGCGCAGATGCTGGAAATCGGCCGGATCGTTGCAAAGCTTTCCGCCCAGCCAGCCCCCCGCACCACGAACGCGCCCGATCCGCCACGCACCTTGTCAGGCAGTTCCAACGGCCCCTCCGGGGCGCCCAAGGATCTAGACGCTTGGATGGCATGGAGGAACAAGCAGGTGCGCGGCTCGTAACCGCAACCCCTCGGCCCGTCGTGAGACGCGCCATTCCCAGTGCCGGGCTAAGTCCCGGCCAGAAGGACTCCTATGGCCAATACTCTGCTTACTATCGACATGATCACGCGGGAGGCCCTGCGTGTTCTCCACCAGAAGCTCAACTTCATTGGCACGATCAACCGTCAATATGACGACTCGTTTGCTAAGAGGGGAGCGAAGATCGGCGACACCCTGCGCATCCGCCTGCCGAACCAGTACGTCATTCGGACCGGCGCAACCCTGACCGTGCAGGATACCGTCGAGCAGAATACCTCTCTCACTGTTGCCACACAGAAGGGCGTCGATCTCAACTTCACGTCGCTTGACCTGACGTTGAAGCTGGACGACTTCTCCAAGCGTATCCTGAACCCCGCGATGGCGGTCCTTGCGGCCAACGTCGAGGCGGATGCGATGACCATGTACAAGGACGTGTACCAGCAGGTGAACAACCTCGCAGCTCCGCTGACCTTCGGCAAGGTTCAGCAGGGCCGCAAGGTGCTGGTGGACAGCCTTGCCCCGCTGACCGACCGGACGGCCAACCTGAACACTCAGGACAACGTTGACCTGATTGATTCAGTGAAGGGCTTGTTCCACGACAGCGAGGCGATCAAGAAGCAGTACCGCGAGGGCATGTCCGGCCGCACGGGTGGTTTCGACTTCTATGAAAACACCCTCTGGCCGCGCCATCTCTCGGGCACCAATGCCGGCACCGGCTATCTGGTGAACGGCGCCGGGCAGACCGGCTCGTCTCTGATCGTTGACACCGGCACAGGCACGTTTACGAAGGGTGATGTCTTCACCATCGCCGGCGTGAACCGCGTCCACCCGGAAACGAAGGTCGATACCGGCGTCCTCCAGCAGTTCGTCGTGACGGCGAACTATGCGGGCGGCGGTGGCACTGTTTCTATCGCTCCGGCAATCGTCGTAACTGGTGGGCGTCAGAACGTGACGCAGAGCCCGCCGGACAACAACGCGATTACCAAGATCGGCGGCAATGCCTCGACCTACGGCATTTCGTTGCTCTATAACGAGGATGCCTTCACGTTCGCCACGGCCGACCTGGTTGTGCCGAACGGTGTGGATATGGCCGCCCGTGAGGTTTACGACGGCATCTCCATGCGTATCGTGCGGGATTACACCATCAGCGATGACAACTTCCCGTGTCGCGTTGACATCCTGTACGGCTACAAGGCCATCCGGCCTGAGTTGGCTGTCCGTTCAGCCAATAACTGACCCCTGAAGCATGAGCCGGGCATCCGTTAAGATGCCCGGCGTTTCTTTGGAGATTCCACTATGGGTGCTATGACCAGAGAACAACGCTTCGGGGTTGTTCAGGCTCTTCTCAATCCGACTACGCCTACCGCGAGCAACAGCTCCGAGCAGACCTTCACCGTCCCTGGCCTCAAGGTTGGTGACGTGGTGTTTGTCTGCAAGCCGTCTCTCACGACTGGCGTTGGCATCACCAATGCCCGCGTTTCGGCTGCTGATACGCTCGCGCTTCAGTTCACGGCGAATGGCGCGCCCGGTGACCCGGCCTCGGAAACCTATCTCGTCTTCTGGCTCCGCGACGAGCGGGCGCCTAATCAGCCCACCGTCGTGTCGGCGGACTGATGAAGCGCAATCTTGAGCTGCGAGAGGGGGTGACTACGGTCATCCCCGTCGTGGCCCGCGATGATTCCGGCGCGGTTGTCGATCTATCGGGCCTTACAGGTTCAGCCATTACATGGAAGCTGGCCCTGACAGCCGACATCACGCCGGATATCACCAAGACGATTGGATCGGGGATCACCGTGACCGATGTTACGGGCGGCGAGTTCTCGATCACCATCTCCGGCACCGATCTAACCGACCTCTGCGGTTACTACATCCACCAGTGTACCGTAAGTAAAGCGGGCGTGGTATACTTAGCTATCTTCGGCAATGCGCGCGTGGACCGGAGCATTGATCTATGACGACCGTCCGAAGCATCATTACCAAGGCGATGCGGAAAGTTCAGATCCTCGCGGCTGGGGAAGACCCGAGCGCGGCAGAGGGGGCTGACGGCTTGGACGCTTTCAATGAGATGATGGCCGGTCTGAAGCTGGAAAGCATTCCGCTCGATTGGCGCAACCTGACGCTTGACGACGACGTTCCCCTACCGCCAGAGCATATTCGCGGCGTGATACACCTTCTCGGCGTCGAGCTGGCGCCCGAGTACGGCAAGGAAGTAGACCCGACGATTGCCCTCATTGCTGAGCGTGCCCGCCGGCTGCTTCAGGGGCATTACAAGGACATCCGGCAAATGTCGGTTGATCCCGGTCTGATTGATCGTCGCGCCGGCACATTTGACATCAACGAAGGCTAGGACCATGGCGACACCACAGCAGAGATTCTATGCAAGTTCCGGCCGGGCTAATTACACGGACTTAAACCGTTTGTATGGCAAGGAAGCCGCTCAGTATGGTCCAAAGGGCAAGGGCTCGCAAGCCGGCACCGGCGGTCCCCAGGACCCATCTTTGTTCGATCCTCTACAGGCGCTCGGCATGGGCGGCTATCCGGGGGCCGGCGGTGGTGCGCCTGGCGGCGGCTCCGGCGGCGGTGGAGGAGGGGGTGGCGGTGGTGGCGCAGCCCCGGCGGCCTTAGGTGGCGATCAATTCCTTGGCGGCGGGGGCAGCGCGTCCAACGACCCTAACAACATCTTCATGGCCGACGACCCCAATAATGCCCTCAACAAGGGCGCCGTCTATGACCCGATGGGTAACCTGCTTGGCATGAACGCCGGCACCGGCAGTGAGTTTGGCGGCGGCGCTGAGTATGGCGGCCAGACGACCTCTGGCAGCTATGCAGACCAGCAGCGGGCCGAGAACATGGGTGATTATGCCGACCCCACGATTGGCAACATTGGCAAGGCAATTAACTTCGGCCTTGGCGTTGCCTCGCCGCTTGGCCCCGTAAAGCTCGGGCTCGGCTACTTAGGACAGGAGCTTGGCGTCCCCGGCTGGGCCAACCCAGGCCTCACACTGCCAGAGTTTTCAGGCTTTCAGCGCCTCGGCAAGCCTCGTTCGATGGCGGAATACAACCAGATGATGCAAATTGCCGCGATGGCTTCCAAGGGGGCCAATTTTGACAGGACCGGGCTGGGGGCTCGCAAGGCTGCCGCCGCAGCTGGCGGGTGGTTTGACCCGAACATGCAGCAGGCGGCCCTTGCTGGCCCAATGCGGGCCGTTTACGGCGGTGCCTATGGCGGCGGCAATACAGGGTCGGGCGGTATCGGCGGTGGAGTAGGGGCCGGCAATCGGGGCAGCAACGCTAGCCGTGGCGAAGATCCCCATGGCGGTTATCATGCCGGCGCGGGTGGCGGGGCCTACGGCTGAGCCGTGGCAATTGGGACGTTCCTGAGGGCGTCTGCCTGCATCTGCGGGTCGAACCAGTGGGCGTCCGCCGCATCTTGCTTGCGTACCTGTAAGCTGTCGTCGCTAGCAGCAGTGATCGAGTCGATAGCTACCTCGCTGGCTTTGCAACCTGCCAGCAGAAGGGCGGTCACGAAAAGTAGGGCCTTCATTGGCAAATGATCCTGGTTGAGGTCTGGACACAGACCGGCTGGGATTGCGGCGTGCCATAGGCCGAGCCGCGTGACGGCGCGATGTAAAGCTGCGGTTGGTTACTCAGCGGCGGGAAAGAGCCCTGTGCCGGCTGGGGTGGCTGGTAGGGCTGATAACCCTGATATGGCTGGAACTGCTGATAGTCCTGCGCCAGCGCCATGGTGGGGGCAAGTAGTAGTCCACACGCGATAACGAGGCTTTTCATGGGTCGATCCTCCTACTGAGGAAGATGGGCCTAGATGCGATTCTCTGCAACGAGTCCAAAAGCGGAACCATAAAGAAATATGGCAACTCAGCCCGTTCTCCGCCTCCCCATCGGCATGATGTCGTCCAATGGACGGTCGAAGCCGCTATCGGTGCAGCAGTTAATAAACCTCTATGCCGAGACGGCCCCGCAGAACGAGAAGACCCCCGTCGCTCTGATCTCCGCCCCCGGCCAGCCGGTATTCTCTGATATCGGAAGCGACCCGATCCGCGGCCTGCACAACATGAACGAGACGCTGTTCGTCCTCCAGGGGACGACGCTCTATGTCATGTCAACCAGCGGGCTCCCCACCTCGATTGGGACTATCCCCGGCACTGAGCCGGTGTCGATGGCGAACAACGGTCTTCAGTTGATGATCGTTAATGATGCGGGGGACGGGTATATCGCGACTGTGACGACGGTCACAAAGATTACTGATGTAGATTTCCCCATTGCCTCGTCGGTTTGCTTCATCGACGGCTATTTCATTGTTGGCCGGGCGCTGACGAAAGAGTTCTACATCTCGGCCATTAACGACGGCTTCACCTGGGACGCCCTGGACTTCGCGTCTGCGGAAGGCGACCCGGACAATATAGTTACGGTTATAGCAGACCATAGGGAACTATGGCTGTTCGGGACCAGGACGACCGAGGTCTGGTCGAATACCGGGGATGCAACGTTCCCATTCGAACGGGTCGGGGGCGCCTACATTGTCCGGGGTTGTGCTGCAAAATTTTCCCCTGCCGCCTTGGACAACTCCCTTTTCTGGCTGGGCGACGACGGGATTGTCTACCGGGCGAATGGGTATACCCCGGTCCGTGTTTCTACCCATGCAATCGAATATCGCATCGGCCAGGTAGCCGACAGGTCGGCGGCAAGGGGGTTTGGTTACTCCCAGGAGGGCCATGC